TGTCCGTAGCAATAACCAGTTGATTGGTCATACAGGTTGCCGCTGTAGCTGCTAAGGACTGGTCCGCAGATGCCAATCAATGCAGAAGCAAAGGACGGCTGAACTTCCCAGTACCACTTGCCAGAGGAAACTCCAATCGTTCCCAGAATGGGTGATCCAGGATCGCCGGAAACGTTGAGGTTTCCTTGGCTATACGAAGGCGAACCTCCTTGCTTGAAAAGAGGGTTCCAAGTGCAATAGTTATTAGTCGGAGTATCATTCAACACGTCCAACTCAGTAGTGCCGGAGGTGGTGAAGCCAGTAGGCGTAAAGTTATTGCCGTTGCCGCTGTGGTCGTGACCGATGCCGTTGGTGGCACCAGGGTCAAACTTTAGATATACACCGTTTGTCCCATAGCTAGAAACGCTCGCCTGAATCGGACGCCACACGTTATTGTCATCAAACTCGCCAAAGTTTGTAGGGGCTAAAGAAGAACCATCCACTAGGTGAAATTCTGCAATGTAACCCTTGAAAAGGTACTCAGAAGTCCCGCCGCTGGTGCCAATCCAGTGCTTGTCTGTGTAATTTACACCCCATTCGTGGTCTTGAGAAACGTCTGTTGTTGTTTGGTCAGGATTTCTTGCCGTAATCAGTTCACCGTTGACGTAAATCCGAAGCCTGTCTGGTTCTGAACTTTGCGTTGTATCAGACCTTAAAACCAGGTGATACCAGCCAGAGTAATCTCTATAAGCCGCATCTGAACGACGGTAGGTTGAGTCATAGGCTGCAAATTTTAAGTCGTTGTTATGTATAAACCACTGAACGTATCGACTATTGCTAGCTCCAGTATTCATCCCAAAGAAACCTCGGCGATTGGTCGTGTCGTCTGCATACTTGACCCACATGCTCATGGTCCAAGTTTTACGATTACCTGCCGAAGAAGGAGTGCGGGTTAGGTAATGGCTCCCATCAAACCGCAAGCTCTGCTCGATCTGGTACGGCCCTTGATTACCACTGGCACCAGCCAGCATGGCGGCGTGAAAAAAAGACATCAGCTATAGTTCGCGGTGAACACGGCTTGGATATCGGTAGCGCTCTGAACAATATAATCAATACGATCAATAGCGTCAGGGTCTGTACTTAAAGTAGGTGCTGTGCCACCAATGAAGTCCCAATTCCCCTCATAAGCAAGGGTACGGCTTCCGGTCCCATCCTGAATTACAAAAATCGATCCACTCTGACCAGCCGTAGCATTCGTCGGGTTACCTAAAGTCCGGTTGCCACCTAAGGTCAAGGTGAAGTTGTTGCTCAGGGAAAGATCAACTGCGACCGTTGCAGCATCAGTAAGAGTGGTGACCTCAGCAATCTGACCAGCAGTAAAGGTCTGAACCGACTCCAAATTTGCAATAGTCCGCGCAGCACCATTGGAAGCAAGGCTGACGACACCAGAAGCTGAACGGTAGAAACCAGTGTCGTCATCCGCCGAGAAAGTAATCGAAGGATTCGAGACCGAACCGTCAGGGAACTGAGCACCGACATTGACGTAGTCAGCACCTGCAAGAACCACACCCCAGAAGCTCTGACCGGAAGTCGGTGCGGAGCTGAATACGATGTTGCTTCCGCTCAGGTTGAAGCCATTCGTACCACCTGAATCAGGCTCCTGGACGACACCACCAACGGAGATCAAGCAGTTCTGTGCTGCAACCGGAAATGGTGCAGGGGTCGTACCGTTTACCTGGAGAGCGAAGCTTGTGGTAGAACCGTCAAAGCTCGAGCTGATATCGTCAATGATTAGATAGCTAGGCTGTGCAGTCGTAATCTGCTGACCGATATATGGCATAGTTCTCTACGGATTATTCTTCTATTGTATTAGGACCAGACGTAGAAGGGACAGCAGGCCAGACAATATCTTCCGGATTTGAATAGGTCTGGGGAAGATCACGCAGGATCTGGCGGTAGGCAGACCATTGAGCTTGGTCGACAGTGGCGCCAGGGATCATGGTCCAGTCGGAGTCTGCGATGAGTTGATCGCGCTTGGCACGGATCGTGTCCCATGTGACAGCATTGTCAGCCGGAAGCGGTTCGTTGCCTTCTGCTAGCCAGGCAAGGTACTCCTCCTGTACCGGACCTTCGACCGTCGGCTTAAAAATAGTATTGATGCTTCCATCAATTTTAAGGATGTGCGTTTGGGACTCAGTGCTCCACTTGTAGATAACGCTCATCGATCAAAGCTCCGATTCAACTTGGAAAAAGGCGGTGTCAGTGATGTCAACTCTAAAGACAAGACCGTCACCTGCGGTAAGACTAGATCCAGCGCCATCTTCATTAAAGATGACCCCCACGCAGGTCTCACCTGGGTTTTGTGCCGCAACAAGACTGACTGATACACCGGTTGTTCTGAACAAAACAGTTATTTCAGATTCTGTAATAGTCTGATTTGGAGCACGCATAGGGACAGGCAAATGAACGATGCAAAGTGAGTCATCACCATCCCTTGCATAACCAGCTCCGATCATTTTGCGATCAGACGTGTTCCCCTGAACACGGAATAAATACCTCTGACACCTCGCCAGCTCATCGCCGTAGCTCCGGTGTTCAAACGGTGTGGCGACGGATCCGACTTCTAATTGGACGCCGGTAACGTCAAAGGTGGCGTCGGTGGTTCCTGCCCAGTCATGACTAAAATCAGGACAACGTGAAGAATCACTAAATGCTGCCCAAGTATTCAAGGTGTGTCCACTATCTGTGTAATTTGTTCCAAGATCAGTCAAAAACCTTATTTGAAAACCTATTCCATTGTCATTATCAACTGTAATGTTTGAGTTTCCAGGAATTGCGTGAGTAACTTTTGTCCAAGTATCGGCAGTCAATGCAAAAGAAAAAGTATAACCTTGACTTGTGCCATCTATGCTGCGGTTGAGAACATAATAAGTACCTCCCACGCTAGAACGTGCCCAAAAAGATAGCGTACAATAGCTGGTTGAAGAAGTGTAATTCCAGCCAGATGAGGCTAAATTTTGTGCTTCAATATACTGACGAATTTCTCGTTGTTCAGCTGCGTCATCAGAGCCAGCGGTTGTATTTGTAGTTCTTAAAAAATAGCGAAACCCTTCATCGTATGGGTCGCCGCTTGTCAACGATTGTTGAGTCTGAGTTACTGTGCCAGAGGCATATGAAGGTCTAAAGCGATCAACAGTGCCGTAAGTACTAGCAGTGCTACTTGTCCCCCGTTGAGCCACCTGCATCGCACCGTTGATGATCAGGTTCTTGCCTAAGGTAAAGGCGTTATCTGCTAACCTTACGCCGTCGATATCAGTTAATGCCATTATCAATTACCTCCTTAGGTTTGCTCAAGGTAGCTAACAGAGATATCTAAAGCAGAGGCAGTACCAGCACGCGCTCTAAGCACGTCACTCGACTCCATGATGATCTTCGAGCCAGAGATGATCTCAAGAGAACTACCTGTAGGTACAGGTGCATTTCGAATGATATAAACGTCGTCACCAGTATTGGTCACCAGAAACACGTCGACATCAGCCGAAGTTCCGGTCTTATTGGAAACCAGGATACTCAGAAGAACAAGAGTCGCGGACGAACCTGCTGTCAGGACGTTAGTCGCTGAGTCGGTGATAGCAGTGGTGACCAGGTCTGACTTTGTTTCGATTTTAAAGGTGTTTGCCATATCAACCTAAAGCCACAATAAGTGCGATGTTTTCTGTTGAATCGATCACCCCAGTGATAGTTAAGTCGCCTGAGATGGTGACGTTTCCTGGGACAGTAACCGTGCCTGATGAGTCTATTGTAAGTCTAGCAACTCCACCGGTCACTAAACTAATGTCGTCGGGACCGTTGCTGATAATCCCGGTGTTTGGATCACTGGCGAACTTAAGGGCGCAACTTGACAGGGATCCAAGAGCGAGCCCCATGTTTGAACCGTCCTGCCTTAAGAGAGGAAAACCTCCGGCAGTACTTCCGTCATGGATAACAACAATGTTCTGGTCGGTATCGACCGTGACCTCACCCGAAGCCCCCGTAAACGAAGACGTTGCGGATGTCGACCCTCTACGAAACTGTACTTGTGTCGCCATAACTCTATCCTAATGCAACTGCAATCGCCGTAGCGAAGCTTTCTGTAGAGATTGTTCCATCAGCATCAGGAACCGTCATTGTTCTAGTAGTGCCTGTTGTAATGCCAGAACACTCAAACGCAAGTTCCTTAGTGCCGTCGCTGTTATCTTCGATTCTAAATGAGTTATCAACAAAGGTTGCACTTGCACTGGTCAACAACGTACCGCTGGCGTCAGGGAACGTGAATGTTCGCGTAGTTCCTGTGGTAATTCCAGAGGAATCAAATCGTGCAATCTTTGTAGCGTCGGTAGGATCGCGGAGAGCAAGACCCGAAGTTCCTGCATTAGTGATAACACCCGCAGAAGTGATCGAGGTAAGGCCTGTGATCGTCGTGGCGGAACCACCCAAAGCGATTGCCGTGGAGCCGACCGTGATAGAGCTGTTGGCTA